TTAGCATAGATAGTATTTATGTCATATAAAGGATGGTTTAGACCAAAAAACCCAATAAAATACAAAGGCGATGCAGCTAATATCGTCTATCGTTCCAATTGGGAATTAAGAGTGATGAAGCATTTAGATATTAACCCTAATGTTCTTTGGTGGGCGTCAGAGGAGTTATCTATTCGTTATAAATCGCCTATTGACCAAAAGGTGCACCGTTACTATCCAGATTTTATTGTCCATGTTAGGCAAACTGATAATAAAGAAAATACTCTGGTGATTGAAGTTAAACCAGAGAAACAAACCAAGAAACCAACCCAAAAACGCAAAACAAAAACATTCATCCAAGAAGCCATGACTTATGCCATTAATCAGGAGAAATGGAGAGCTGCCGACATATTCTGTAGAGAACATGGATGGGAGTTTAAGATTTTAACTGAAAAAGACCTTGGCATTTGAGATAAATAGACGATGGCATATTTAATAGACCGTATCAAATCATCTTTAGCAAAAGAAGGGTTAACTCCTCGTTCTAATCAAGCGAGAGCCTGGTTACAATCTAAAATAAAAGAATTAAAGCCAAATAGAACAAGTTTAATGCGTGATAGAAATAAACTAAAAGAATCGTCAGTCATTGGTAAGATGTATTTTTACTTTTATGACCCAAAAACAAAAGATACAATGCCCTATTATGATAGATTTCCATTGGTCATACCCATTGAATCATATAATGATGGTTTCTTGGGACTAAACTTACACTATATTGCTCCAAAATACCGTATGACACTTTTAGATAAATTGAGCGTAACAGCCTCTAATAAAACATATGATGAAAAAACAAAATTAAGACTAAATTACAAGTATCTAGCCAACGCTTCAAGGGTGTTTGAAGCTACACCGTGTATCAAAAGATATTTGTTCAGCCAAATACAATCAAGATTTTTAGAAATAACAGCAGACGAATGGGATATTGCAGCTCTATTACCGATGGAAAGTTTCGTGGGAGCTTCAACCAGTAAAGTTTATGCTGAATCAGAGGAACAATTTTAATGTCATTTTCACCCAACTTATTCTTAGCTAATGTAAGAGCAAAAGACGGTTTAGCTAAACCATCAAGATTTGAAGTTGTTCTTCCTATACCAACATATATTGGAAGTTTTGTTGGTAATTCAATTATTGAAAAAATATTAAACTTTCCTAATTCAGTATTTAATGATGTAACTGACGCTATCGGTTCTGCTTTTGGACGTCAAGGACAAAAAGATGACCAATCTAGGTCGTCTAGTCCATCTGTTTCAAGATATTTGGCTTTACAATGTGAAGGTGCTGAATTGCCTGGTAAAACACTTCAAACTCTTGACGCGAGAATATATGGCCCATCATTTAAAGTGCCCTATTTAACACAATATACTGATGCTACATTTACTTTTTTATGTACCAATCAATTTTATGAAAGGAAATTATTTGACCGTTGGATGGAAGCTATTAATCCAACCGACACAAATAACCTTCGCTTTCCTAAAGGAGATACCACGAGATACATGACTAATATTAAAATTATTCAATATGATGATTTTATTAAACAGATTTATGCAGTAGAATTAATTGATGCTTTTCCTATTGGAATAGCATCACAAACGTTAAATTGGAGTGAAGATGGTTTTCATCGTCTTTCAGTTCAATTTGCTTATCAAAAATACAATACGATTTATGAAGGAACTTATAATTTAGCTGCAGCTGCAACCGCACTATTTGGATCAGCTGGAACAAGATTATTACCTTTAGGAAAAGCTATTACGAGATAGAAATTTAATTATTAAAGCGAGGTTATTATGTTACCAAAAATTGATGTGCCAATTTATGAATTGGATTTACCATTATCTAAAAAGAAAGTTAAATTTAGACCCTTTTTAGTAAAAGAAGAAAAGATATTAATGATGGCTGTAGAATCAGACACCGATGATTCCACAATGTTAGCTATCAAACAAATTATTACAAATTGTTGTTTGAGTGACGATATAGATATTGAAACTTTACCAATTACAGACCTTGAGTTTTTCTTTTTAAATTTAAGAGCAAGGTCTATTGGTGAGATTGTTGATTTACAATACAAATGTAATAATAAAGTAAAAGATGAAGAATCTGCTGAAGAAAAAGATTGTAATAATGTGGTTAAACTTGAAGTTAATGTTTTAGATATTAAACCAGAAATTTCAGAAAAACACACTACAAAAATACCTTTGACATCGGACATGGGAATCGTAATGAAGTATCCGTCTTTTAAAATGGTTGAAGATAATACCAAAATTGAAGGTGGTGAAATTGAAAAGTTAATGAATATTCTTACAAATTGTATTGAATCTGTTTATACTAAAGATTCTATATTTTATGCTAAAGATGTTTCAAAAGAAGAGCTTTCTGAATTTGTTGAAAATTTAACTCGTGAACAATTTGCTAAAGTTCAAGAGTTTTTTGATACCATGCCAAAAATTAAAAAAGAATTAAGTTTTACCTGTAATAAATGTGGTTATCAAGAAAATATTTTTGTGGAGGGCCTGCAAAGTTTTTTCGTATAACCTTTCGTCATGATAATCTGAAAAACTATTTTGAAACAAATTTTGCACTAATGCAACATCACAAATATAGTTTAGAGGATATTGAACATATGATGCCGTGGGAAAAAAGCGTCTATGTTAGTTTATTAGTTAATTACATTAAAGAAGAAAATGAAAAGCTTCAACAACAAAAGGCAAATAAGAGATAAAAAATGGTAACATTTACCGACATAGTTAAAGAACAACGTCAACAAGGCGCTGGTGTTTTTAGTTCATTAGGAAAAGCTGCAGGACAAAGAACGTTAGAACGGATAGATCCTCGCAATTATCTGTTCAAACGAAGTGGTCTCCTAACAGCTTTATTTCCTGGTCTAAAAGGATATCAAGCAAAAGGAGGTTCTTCTGAAATGAAATCTTCTGGCGCTTCCTCATCATTAGGTCAAACAAATTTGGTTATTGACAAATTGGATGAATTAAAAGTTGTTCAACAAGAAACTGCAAAAAATACTTTAGTTTTACCAATTATAGCTCGTGATATGAATGTCATGCGCCAAAACATTCTTAAACTCGTTAAATTGTCTGGAGGTAAACCATCTAGTCGTGCAGATTCTTTTTTTATGTCAGCAAGAGATAGAGAAAGTGCTTATGAATCTAGGTTTGGTAAAAAATCTCCAACATCAGTATCAGATAAAAAAGCTGAAAAAGAAAAAAACCGTGGACTATTAAGTTTTTTAGGTGGTACTCTATTTACTGTATTTAAAGGATTAGTTTCTGGCATATTTTCTTTGTTTGCAAGTTTAATACCTAGCTAAAAAAGAAGGTGGATTTTTTTCAGATTTGTTTTCGGGATTGTTAAAAGCTAGTTTAATAGCTGGTGCTTTAGCTGGCCTCGCAAAATATTTTAATGACCCCGAATTTAGAAAAAAAGTAAATGAGATGCTTGATACTTTTGGTAAAGCTATATTTGGTGAAAAATATTGGGAAGATTTAAAAACAAGAATTAGAACTGGTTTTGATACTATGTTAGATGAAATTAAAAAGTTTGCGAAGGTTGTATTAGAAATATTTGTTGGTTTAAAAGTTGCAGGTCTTTTATTGAACAGACAACTCGCAAGATTAACTTTATTAGGAATACCAGGAAAAGCAGCTGCGGGCATTGGTGCAGCTGAAGCTGCAGCCGGAACAGCAGCAGTAGCGGCAGCTAAAAAGGCAACAAGTGGGCCAACTGTTGGTAGAGACCTAAAAACTGGTCAATATACTAAATTAGGTAAAAAACCACTAACAAAATGGGATAGATTTTTAAAATATTTAGCAAAAAAAAGTCCAAAATTATTTGCAAGAGTTGGTGCAAAATTAGCAGCTATGAGTTTAGGCGCCGCTGTTCCTGTAATAGGTGTGTTATTTGATTTATTGTTAGGTATATTTTTAGTTTATGATGCTTATTTAATATACCAGTATTACAAAGAATTTTCAGGCCAAGAGGATAAAACAACTCCAACACCAGTAGATGGAGAAGAAAACTCCAATCAAATCGGGCCCGAGGCTAATACTTCTGATACAACGCCAAGTATGTTGACATCAAAACCTTCTACTAT